TAATACAGTTGATAATAGTATTATAACATTGAATCATGGATTTACAACTGGTGATGCTATTAGAGTTGAATCGTTATCAGACGGAAGTTCGTCAAACGAACTGTTTAGTGTTAATGCAGAAGCTACACCAACAGGCTCAAGATTCTTTGTAGGATCTGTAACAACTAACAGCTATACACTTCACGCACTACGTAGTGACGCATTGAGTAGTGCTAACGACCTAGTAACCAATCCAAAACTTATTGACGGCATTGGCGTAGGTAGTGCTTTGATTATTCAAAACAACGTACAAGTTAATGGTGTTATTAATACTTCAAGTAGATTGCTTGCAAACTGGAACACACTTGCTGTGACAAACATTGATGCTGAAAATATTATTTCAGGTACTATTAGTCCAAGCAGACTTGGAGCAAGTGGTGTTCCAAACAGTGATACAGCATTGTTTGGTGATAGTGCATATAAAAATGTTGTACAAACACTTAAAAAACAAAATACAACTGACAATCCTATTACACTAACAGGAAGTAGTTCAGGAGGAGAATTCTACGGAGATCCAGTTCAGATTGGTATTGCTAACGTTGACCTTGATCCGCTAGGCACATTCTCAACACTAGGTACAAGTAGATTCTTGCAATCACAGTTTGATGTTGCCAATGATGGCAGCGGCCAGGTCTTTATTAAAGATGCGGTTGTTGATGCTGGTACATTAGACGGTCTTGATAGTGCTTACTTCTTAAACCCAGCTAACTTAACAAGCCTTGTACCAGTTGCAAGAGGCGGAACAAATATTAGTACATACGCTATTGGTGATTTGATTTACGCACAAACAACAGGTAGTTTAAACACTCTCAATATTGGTAGAAACAATAGTTTCTTAAAATCAAATGGTGTTACACCAGAATGGGGAACAGCACTTGATCTATCAGAAGGTCTTGATGTTGGTAACGCTTCACTTAACTCGTCTAGTACTGGTAGCGGTAGTGTTTATAATGCAAATGTTACAAGTATAGAAATAGGCAGCGATGCAACTAATATTAAGATTGGTAACGCAGATACTACACGCAACTTGTTAACATTTATTGACGGGTATGAAGCAACTATCTCTCAAGATGTTGTAGTTAATCTTAGTAGTGTTACTGTAAGTACAAACGGAGTTACAGCTAACCAAGAAACTGAAATACCAATGTCAGATACATCAACTATTTTAGCAGGTATGCTTGTTACAGGTAGTGCAAGTATTCCTTCAAATACTGTAGTTAATGGTGTTACAGATGAGTTTATATATCTAAGTAATAAAACTACAGGTACTATTACAAACTCAACTACACTGTCATTTACATTTACACCAAAAACATTAGGTACAAAAGTTGGCGATACTATTAATATTTCTGGCAGTGCAGTAACAAACTTAGACGGTAGTTGGCCAGTTGTTGGCGCAACTGATATTGCAACATCGTTTACTATCAGAACAGATGCTAATGTTACATCCGATCCATTAGACGTTGTACAGGGTACAATTAATATCGGTAATAATATGATTATTAGAAATAGTACTGTAGTATTTGGTAATGCAGAAGCAAGCGAAACACCAACTACCTCTACAATCAAAGGTACTAGCGGCATTGGAAATAATGTTGCAGGTGGCGCTATTACTATCGAAGGCGGAAGCGGAACAGGTAATGCAACCGGCGGCGATGTAGTTATTAAAACTGGCGAAGTTTCAACGTCAGGTGATATTGAACATACAGTGCAAACACGTTTAACTATTGATACCAGCGGCAAAGCTACATTCACTGGTGAAGTTGAAGTTGATGCTGTAGTAAGCACAAGCGAAACAACTGTTGCGCTATTAAATGATACTGCTACAACTATTAATATGGCAGGAGAAGCAACAGCAATCAATGTAGGTGCATCAACAGGTAAAACTACTATTGCACACGATGTCGATGTTAATGGCGGAGACTTAGACACCAACCAAGCAACATTTAACTTGTTGGCAACTCCGACAACTGTTAACATTGCAGCAGCAGGAACAACAGTTAATATTGGTACTGGTGGTGACGGTGGCGGCACAACTACTATCGGACACGACTTGGTTGTCACCGGAGACCTAACAGTTAATGGTGATACTACAACTATTAATAGTACAACACTCACAGTTGACGATCTTAACATTGTTGTAGCAAGCGGTGCTGCCAACGGCGCAGCAGCAAACGGTGCTGGTATTACAGTTGATGGTGCAAACGCTACACTAACTTGGGATAATGCAAATACTAGTTGGGATTCAAGTGAAGACTTTAACCTAGCAAGTGGAAAAGCATATTACATTAATGATGCAGATGTACTTAATAGTACAACACTAGGAAGTGCAGTTGTTAACAGTAGTTTACAAACATTAGGAACTATCGGAACTGGTACATGGCAAGGTAGTGTTATTAGCAGCACATACGGCGGCACTGGAGTTAACAATAGTGGCCGCACTATTACTATTGGTGGCAACTTTACACACACTGGTTCACATACATTAGGATTAACAACAACTGGAAATACTAGTGTAACACTACCAACAAGTGGTACACTTGCTATCACAGGTAATCCATTAAGTCAGTTTGCAGCAACTACAAGTGCTCAGCTACGCGGAGTAATAAGCGATGAAACAGGAACAGGCGCAGCAGTATTTGCTACATCTCCAAGTTTTACTACTGGTATTAATGCTGCAAGTGCTACAATGGCATTGTTCGACACAACTGCAACATCAATCAACATGGGTGGCGCAGCAACTAGCGTTGAGATTGGTGCAGCAACTGGCACAACAACCATACACAATAACTTAGATGTAGATCTAGATGTTAATGTCGACGGTGGCGATATTACCACAAATGCAGCAACATTTAACCTAATCAACGCAACTGCAACTACACTTAATGTAGGCGGCGCCGCAACAACAGTTACAGCAGGTGCTACAACAGGTAACTTTAACATTAGAAACTCAAATGTTAACTTATCAGGCAACTTATTTGTAAACGGTACAACACTTGATACAGATGAAACAGGTACATTTAACTTACTCAAAGATAATGCTACAACACTAGCATTTGCTCAAGCAGCAACTGAGATTGTAGTTGGTGAAACTAAAGCAGCAGCAGATTTAGCAGGTGCTTTAGGCGAAATGGTTGTACGTATGGATTTACGTACAAATACTGATATGTATATTGATGGTGAGTTATTTGTTAGTGCTATCAACAATACACCAATAGGTAACATAACACCAAGCAGTGGTGCATTTACTACACTAGCTTCAAATAACCTAGTAACATTTACTGATGGTACAAATGCAACAGGCGCAACATTTGCAGGAGGTAGTGCAGCAGTTAAAATAACAGGCGGTTTGTATGTAAACAAAGATATACGTGCAGACAACTTTATTGGTGATATGAGTGCTGCTTTCTTAACAAGCGGAACTATTCCAGATGCACGTATACAAGCAAGTGGTGTTACTCAACACCAGTTGAGTCTTACAGGTACAGGTATACTTAATGCCGGTAGTATTAATACTGGATTTGGTAATATCAACATCGGTACAAGTATATTCTCCGGCAACGGTAGTGGTTTAACAACACTAAATGCAAGTAACTTGAGTACTGGTACTGTAGCAGATGGTAGAATATCATCAAGTAGTGTAACACAACACCAAGGTGATATTACAGGAACAGGTATACTAAACAGTGGTAGTGTTACTAGCGGCTTTGGTAGTATCGACATCGGTACAAGTACATTTACTGGTAACGGTAGCGGTTTAACAACACTAAACGCAAGTAACTTGAGTACTGGTACTGTTAGTGGTAGTAGACTTGGTGGCAACCAAAGTATGGCTGGTATAAAAACATTTACCAACACTAGTGCTTCTACAAGTACTACAACAGGTGCTGTTAGAATAACTGGTGGTTTAGGTGTTAACGGCGATGTATATGCTACTTCACTTAATACAGCAAGTGGAGGTGGCATCCAAGGCTTGAGTGCAAGCAACTTATCCACCGGAACAGTGCCAAACGCAAGAGTTACAGGAACATACAGTAACCTAACTGGAACTGGCGCACTTGCTGCTGGTGAGATAACAACAACATTTGGTAATGTTAATATTGGTACAAGTACATTTACTGGTAACGGTAGCGGACTTACTAATGTAGATGCAGACACATTAGATGGTGTTGATGGTAGCAACTATTTACGTAGTAATACTGCTGATACAATGACAGGCTTACTAACAATGTCACATGCTGGCGATGAAATGATTCGCTTGCAAGATACAAGTGCTACTGGTAATCCGTATATTAGTTGGTATCAGTCAAGTACAAGACGTGCTTACATGCAGTATAGAGATGGCGATGATAGTCTGTACATTAAAAACGAAGGTGCTAATACTGCACTTGAGCTTGATAATGGAACCAGCGGATTAATATTCCAAAACGGTAGTACCAACTATACTGTATGGCACAGCGGCAACGACGGTGCAGGTAGCGGACTAGATGCTGACCAACTTGACGGACTTAGTAGCGGATCGTTTATACGTAGTGATGCAAATGATGCATTTAGTGGAACACTAAGTGGTGCTGGTGGTATTAACATTACAGGAAACATTACTGCTAACGCATTTACGGGTGATGGTAGTGGTCTAACTGGCATTAGTGCCGATGATGCCAACACACTTGACGGCATTGACAGTTCAGGATTTGTAAGAGCTACAGGTTCAACAACACAAACTATTAATGGTACAAAACGTTTCGACAACGGAACAAGTACTACTGTTTTAATCAAATGTGATAACGCAGGTAATGCTTTCTTAAATGTTAGTGGTGATAGCCAAGGTACCGGACGAGTCTATGTAGGACAAAGTGACAGTTACGGTGGCGGTATTGAATACAACGGTGACGGCAATCCTGCTACAACTGGAGCAGGGTCTGATCTTATTACACTATGGAGAAGATCAAATGGTACTGATGAATGGACAGCTAGAAACAGTTACAACGACAACAACTGGGCTTTCAGAGGTGAACTTACAGCATATGCTTCTGATAAAAGACTGAAAAATGTTAGTGGTAATATTGAAAATGCACTCGATAAAGTAAATGCGCTAAACGGTGTACTTTATACCTGGAATGAAAAATCAATAGAACATGGGTTTAAAGACGAAGTAGATGATACAGTTGAAGCAGGATTACTTGCTCAAGAAGTTCAAGCAGTATTACCAGAAGTAGTTGTACCAGCACCGTTTGATGATATCAATGGTAAAAGTGCATCAGGCGAAGATTATCTAACTGTTAAGTATGAACGTATAGTACCATTACTAGTTGAAGCAATCAAAGAAGCAGATGTTAAAGCAGAAGCACAAGCAGCCGAGATTGCAGAACTTCGTACAATGGTACAAAAACTACTGGATAAATAATACAAAGGATAGCCACAATGTGGCTATCTTTACTTGACACTGCTTAAATAATGTGTTATATTAATAGAGAGAAATAGGAAGTAATATGGCATTACCAGCAACAGGTTCGACTATAACAATGTCTCAAATCCGCAACTATTTTAGTGCGGGTAATAGTACTATTGCTATTGGTACATTAGGAACTTACATTGGTATTAGTGTAGGCAATACTATTAGTATGAGCTCTAGTTTTGGTGGCTACTATTTCCCAATATTACCATAAAAGGAAACAAAATGAAAACATTATACGAAGTATTAAATGTAGACCTTGCACAAGAGTATACTAAAGAACGTAAAAAAGAAGTAGCAACATCACTTAACCTTGATGGCGATCTTCACGAAGCTGTTTTTGCAGCTATTGACGATATGATTATTCCAAACGACGATGATAGACTACACTGGATTCAAAAGTTTGGAAGAGCCGCAGGCGCTGACTTACTTACACTAGGTAAAGTACAACCCGAAAGCATGATAGCTATGGCTTGTTTGCCAGCAGAAGATTTTAAAGAAGCTGTTAAGATTGCAACAAGTGCTGCAAGAACTTGGAACGACTATACTGTACAAGCTGAAAAAGATTTAAACGAAGAAACTATGCCATCAACAATGTTGTAATATGAAACTAAGTATTTGTGTTCCATCACGAGACGAAGTTCATATAGGATTTACACGCAGTCTTTGTAACTTAACAAATAGATTAACAAAGCAAAATGTTGACTTTGATCTGCATATTGTTTGCGGCAGCGTGATTATTGAAAGTCGAACTGCACTAGTAAAAGAAGCATTAGAAAATAATGCAACGCATATACTGTGGCTTGATAGCGATATGCATTTTCCAGCAAACGTATTTGATAAACTATATGAACATCAAAAAGATATTGTTGCAGCACAATACAGTACACGATATGCTCCGTATCGTACTGTAGCATTTACTGATTATGAAAATGCAGACAATAGACTAGATGCTAGTTTTGGATTGCACAAGGTATGGGCAGTTGGTATGGGATGTATGTTGGTTAATACCGATGTGTATAATAACTTGCCAAAGCCGTGGTTTGATCACGAATACAATAAACGACTAGACACTTTCAGCGGAGAGGATATATACTTTTGTAATCAAGCAATGCATCATGGTTATGAAGTATGGATAGACGCAAGTATTAAACTTGCACATTTTGGAACAAAGGCAAACGTGTTATGAAGGCAATCGACAGATTTGAAAGATTTGGAACACCGGTACACAACGGACAAGATTTTTTAAAGAATCATATTTTTAAAAAATATCCAGTTGTAAAAACTGACGACTATGAAAACTTAGAACAAGTTTGGACATCAGATTACGATTCCGATTATGTATGGATTGTTGATAAAAATATTGAAACATATAGTACATTTCCTTGGTTCTTCAAACCAAAAGTTGATGAAGAAGTTTGTATACATTCCTTTCCTTATGTGTTTGAAAAAAGTCGCAAAGTCAAAGATTGGAATAGAGTTAGACTAGTTCCAACTGCAAAGGGCGAATATACTGTTAATCAACACGCTTACATCTGCGGCCATTATGATCCTTATAAAGGAAAAAATAAGTTTGATATTTTTTATATTGGTGAGGATACAACAGTATTAAAAAATCTCGAAGCAAGAGGATTTGATGTACAGGTAGTTGATTCAATAAACGCAGCTAAACAAAATAGTTTTACTGATATGTTCTGGGTAGTTTATGATGATACAGAAGTAAGAGAAACATTTAAATTTAGCTACAAACCAGACGAATGGAGTTTCAATATTCCTCATGTGTTTGGAAATGGAGATATTGACACACTAGATGGTATTGTACTTTGTCCTAAATCTTGCGAGTTAACAGACAAAGAAATCAAACACAGGTTTTTTGTTAACAAAAAAGAAGTAAGAATATTAGCAAGTAATCCAAGACAATATGATAAGTTTATTATCAACAACTACCAAGATTATACATATGCAGCTGAAGTTTCAACAACTAATATGTTTTGGGGGCATTCAGATAATATTGTTATTGATGAAAAGTTTGAGTTTGATTATTACATTAGTCATCATAGTAGTGAACAAAAATCAAATCATGCTTGGCTAAACGGAAACAAATACGACGGCGTATTTTTGTTTAGCAAGCAAGCACTAGTAAGCAAAGAAGAAATAGAGCACAAAGAACTAAAACAAAAGATTGATCATGATGTTGTAGCAAGTGGTCCGAAGGATTATGAAAAGTTTATAATCGAAAACTATGAACAATATAAAAGTGCATTTCACAGTTGCGGTAGTGATATGATGTGGCTAATACCCTATGATGTAGAGCCGTTGGATGATTTTGCATGGGATAGTTATTTCCATAACCAAGATTCTTTTGATAGATCGACAAATCATGTATTTTTAAATGGTGTTGATTATGATGGCATTGCATTATTAAACACTATAGATCTTATATCTGAAAAAGAGTTTAATCATAGATTTTATGTTAATAAGAAAGAACATGCAGTTGTAGCAAGTAATCCAAAAAAATATAAAAAGTTTACAGTTAACAACTACGAAGATTACACAAATGCATTATACAACGCTGACACTGAAATGTTTTGGGGAGTACCTACTGATGTTAACATAGCTAAAGGTTTTGATTTTAGTTTGTATTTTAGTCATCAAAACACATTCGATCGAAATATTAATCATGTGTTTTTAAATGGCGATAACTACGACGGTGTTGTATTATATAGCAAAAACGTATTAGTAAGTGAAAAAGAAATAGAACATCGGTTTCTTATAAAAAAGAAAGAATATGAAGTTGTAGCAAGTACACCAAAACAATATCCGACATATACAGTAAACGATTATCAGGATTATTTAGAAGCAAAAGAAAACTGCAATACAGATATGTTCTGGATTGTAAACGATTCGTTTTTACCTAATGATGACTTTGATTGGAACTTTTATATCAGTCATCATAATCAGTACGAACGTAAAATAAATCACGTTTGGAAAAATGGTGATTTTTATGACGGCATTGCATTAGTTAGTAAACAACTAAACATCAGTCAAAGAGAGATTGATTATAGATTCTTTGTTAACAAAAAAGAATACGACGAAGTTGGTAGTATACCCAAGCCTTATGACATTGTGTTTATTAGTAATGGCGAACCAAATGCTGACAATAACTACAACGAACTAAAAGAAAAATATCCAAGAGCCAAGAGAGTAATGGATATTAAAGGCATTCATGCAGCACATAAACGTGCAGCAGAGCTAGTTGAAACAGAAATGTTTTGGGTTGTTGACGGTGATGCTGAAGTTATAGATGATTTTGATTTTAGTTATTATGTTCCGGCCTATGACATTGACAGCAAGGATACTGTTCATGTGTGGAGAAGTTATAATCCAGTAAACGGGCTAGTGTACGGCTACGGTGGCGTTAAACTATTACCTACAAGATTAACAAGGAATCTTGACGAAACTACAACTGATATGACCACTAGTATCAGTGACAAGTTTAAGGGTATAGACAAAATGAGTAATACTACAGCATTCAACACTGATGCATTTAGTGCATGGCGAAGTGGATTTAGAGAATGCTGTAAACTTGCTAGTCGTACTATTGCTAGACAAAAAGATGACGAGACTGAGTTTAGATTAGATGCATGGTGTACACGAGGTGACGATAAGCCTTTTGGAAAAGCAGCAATAGCTGGAGCAAAAGCAGGCAGAGCTTTTGGAGAAGACAACAAAGGCAATGCACAAGAGCTGGTAAAAATTAATGATTTTGAATGGCTTAAGAATCAGTTTGAGACATTATATCTACCAAGCGTATAACTGTATCTAGTTTTACTTGATTAGGCTTGCTTCTTAATGTATTACTCAGTCCGTTGTGCAAAGGCTTTGGCCACTTTCCAAATGTTACCCAAGCATATCCGTTGTGTTCATTATTTAATTCTGGAATAAATTCACAATCAACTACACAAAGATATGTATGAAAGCTAAAGTGATTATCACTGCTTATAAATGTTTCTAACGGTATTGTTTTTCTAATACTTGGAAGATTGCCTATTTCTTCTATTATTTCTCGTTGTAGACCTTCCCACGGTGTTTCAATACCTTCATTGGTGCCACCAACCAATCCCCAAAGATTTTTTGTCTTTCCTTTAGTACGATGTAAAAATAAAAATCTCTTAGTGTTAAGACTATAGAATAACGCACCACTACAAATTATTTTGTTCATACAAATACTTATTTTATAATATAATAGTCCAAGTGCCTCGTGGATAGTATCCATCAACAGCACTTTGCCAGTAGTATCCATTCCAGTAAAATTGTTGACCAGTAGTTACATTAGTAACATATGTAGTTACATTATTGTCACTGGAGTTCCAAATAGTAATCCATTTAGATCCGTCCCATTCAACTATATCATTTGCATCAGCTGAGAAATCTGTATTATCTGTATTTTTCCAAGCCTCTGGACCTTTTTCGTTTAAGTTTAGTACATACGATACAGTATCATCAATGCTGTATGCTGTAGCTAGATTTATAACAAACTTATCGTCTATATTTGCTTTTGTTGCTGCTACTGGTGATCCGTTTACAAATACTTCAAAAGTTGTAACACGTTCGTCACCTGCTCTATCAGCTAACTCACTAGTAGCAATAGTAAAGTTAATATCGGTGTCGATTCTATTACTACTAGTAGTAGCTTTAAAACTTCGTTCAACTTTATATCCTATTGGTCCTAACAATAATAATCTAGTACCAACTGTTTTAGTTGTTAAAGGATTAAAAGTTATAGGATTTATAATACCGTCTATAGTTCCGTCAGTTTTAGTCGGACCTTCTATGATAGTATTAGAAGGTAATGTATCCTCGTCCCAATCTATAATCATTGTATGAGTATCGTCATCTGGAATATTAAATGTGCCGACAATTTCGCCGCTAAGTTCTGCTCTACGTAATCTTATTTGACTTATGTTAGGTTGATATTTTGCTGGTAGTTCTGCTTCTATAACATTTAGCCAACTAATATCTCCTACTCGTAGTGCTTTGTTTTTAGCTAGTTTTGCCTCGTCATCGTCAACTATAAGATCAAAATCTCTATAACTTGTTACTAGAGGGTTGTTTAAATCTAAACCTGTGCCGCTTACACTTGAAGTACTAGTAATGCCAACATTTCCTGCATTAACAACAGTACCATCTGGTAATACGGTAACTCCGCTTGATACAGCCTGATCGCCTGATGTTGGAGGATTAAATCCGTCAAGACTTAGCGTTCCTGTATCTTGACTGTAAACACCAGTAATAATATCTGTTATGATACCTAGTTTTTTAACTTTACTAGGAGGTGAAATATATATTGGTGCTGTAAATCCTAATGTAGCAACATCAATATCATCTTGTGTTCCTACAGGAATAGTTCTACTGCTAAAGTTAATATCTTCTAAATATAATGCACTCAAACTAGTCCAGTCTACATAGTTGTCAGATGTTTGAAACTCCAAGTCAGGATTAAACAACATAAAAATTTGTTCAAGTATTTGCAGTTTTTGATCAGTACTTGTTGACCATACATCAACATTAACACTTAATGTATACGGAGTTGGGTGCAATCTTTCAACTGTATATCCTTTAGCTTGTTGTGCTACGTAACTACTAGTGCTTTCGTCAAATGCTTTTTCTCTAAGATTAATTTTACTAACATAACTGCTATCACTCAAACGCGATCTGTCCATTTGTAAACTAGTAACATATACACCCATCCTAGGAGCACTCGGTAGTTTGTTGTCACTGTTTTCTCTAATGATACTACCTACTTGTCGTGTAATATCTCCATACAACACCGGAACTACTTTGATATCGCCTTCGCCGTCACGATAACTAAAGTTACTAAATGCTCTTACTATTTGTGTTATGTACCGTCTTATTTGTCCGTCATAAAAGTATTGCATTAGTCACCTGCCTTTGCTCTAAGAGCTTTACTAAGAGCTTGTCTTTCGACTACATCTTCACCGCTAATAGTATTTACAGTTACATTGTTTATAAACGTTCCTTTTAGAGTATCACGTCCACTAGTTTGTGTAAGGGTAGTTCTAACAGCGTCTTCAATTTTACGCCAGCTATTGCCGTCATATCTAAATAATCTATTAGGAGACAAGTCAATTCTTAAAAAATAATCTCCACTATCTGCTTCGCTAGGAAATCCAATTCCTTGTCCGTATGGTGCTCCGTTTGGAGGAATACCATCGCCTACTAAGTATCCTTGATATCCATTGCCATCAGGAGTAACAAATACAGTGTCTGCTGTTATCTGATCATCGGCTAATAAACTGTCATAGTCAGTACTAACGATTTCAATTTCGCCTGAGTCACCTAACTGTAGTGTATAGAACTGTATAGTAGAATACCCACTAAGTGGAACATCAACTTCTGCTTGTGCAATAACAGCTTCGTTGATTTGCATTTCTTTTTCGTATGTACTAAGTACATCTCTAAGTGTATCAGCACTGCCTTCTTCTGCAGGCAAATCTAAAATATCTTTGTATTCTTGCGAATCTAGTATTTGCTTTGCACGTAATCTATACAAATGTGGATACCAAGTTTGACTAAATCCTTCTGCTGCCCGTGTTACTTCGTCTACAACGTAAAAACGTTTTAGTGCAACATTGTAATCATTAGCAGCATACTCGTCTATCATGTGTGGTAGTTCTATTACATCGCCTGCCATAATTTTTCTGCCTAGCGTTTTTACACTACTATTAATATGTATGGTCATAAACAATGTGTCGTTTTGTAAAAACAATCCAAACTGACTTAGATCAAAGTCTTGATCTTGTAGGTTGTAATGTCCTCTAATGGTGTAAATGTCTTTGTCGTATTTGCGATCTCTGTTTTCTAAAAATAACAAGTCTTGAATGTTGGTTTCTTTAACAACATCGTAAACAGGTTGTTCAGCAGTTGCATCATCTTCTAATGTATTCTTTGGACCAAGATATTTGTGTATATTAAAATCTGTTCCTCCTACAGTAAATTGTTCATAGACAATGCCGTCTAGGAAGGAATAGTCTTTTGTTTTTTGCGGTCTATATAAACTAAGTCTTGGCATATGTATATTTAGCATAAATACTATTGGAGACAAACAATGGCTGAACTTACAACACAAAAACAAGAAGTATTTGATTACGTAACTGCATTTTTAGGCGGAGGCATGATAGATGTTGAACTTGATCCTATACACTATGAAACTGCACTAGGAAAAGCAACTGCACGATACAGACAACGCAGTGAAAACAGTGTTGAAGAAAGTTACATTACTCTTGCACTAACAGAAGATGTTAATGCATACACACTCCCTAATGAAATAATAGAAGTACGTAAAGTACATAGACGTAGCGTAGGAAGTAGATTAGGCGGCAATAGTGGTGGAACAACCTTTGAACCATTTAACCTTGCTTATACAAACACATACTTGTTAGCAGGTAGTGGCATTGGCGGCCTTGCTACATATGATTTCTTTGCTCAACAACAAGAACTAGTAGGAAGAATGTTTGGTAGTTTTATCGAATTTGTTTGGAACACTAGTACAAAAAAACTAACTATATTAACAAGACCAAGAGCTGAGGAAGAAGTATTGCTATATTGTTATAATCACAGACCTGACTTTGAGTTGTACAAAGACTACAAAGCATTTCAGTGGATTAAAGAATATACTCTTGCCAACTGTAAATATATGTTAGGTGAAGCACGTAGTAAGTTTGCTACTATTGCTGGACCAGGTGGCGGAACTACGCTAAATGGTGATACGTTAAAATCCGAAGCTCAACAGGAAATGGAAAAACTTGACAACGACTTGGCTATGTCTGTTGCAGGTGGTGTTGGCTACGGATTTTTAATTGGATAATAAATTTAATAATATCAAAAAAGTAATAGCAGGTGGTTGTAGTTTTACAGCAGGCTCTGAACTTGCTGACGAGTCTTGGGATCGCAATCATAAAGGAATATGCTACGAGTTGAGTCATACAGCATGGCCAAACTTGCTTCAACAAAAAATGTTTACTAATGCAACAGTTGATAATACTGCTGTACCAGGTGCTGATTATGGAAGTATAGTTAGACGTATAATATACCAAACCCGCCGCCAATTAAAAATACACAAGCCAGAAGATATTGTTGTAGTTGTAATGTGGACAAGTATTTTACGTAGAGAATATCCTAGTATATATCCTACAGGCAGAAAAATAAAAACTCATGAAGATAGATTTTTAACTTCATTGCCATCAGACGGCGACGGCAAAACTAAAGGTTATTCAAATGCAATGTTGTACATGAGAAGACAAATGTGGGCGTCAGAACATCTAACACGAACAAACGTAGAGTTTTATGCTAGGCGTGACACGCACGATAATCATGTATATTATCCACTACAGCAACTTGAATATTTAACAAACTGGCTCGAGAATCATAATATTAAATATTTTTTTACATCG